CCAATAGGATTCTGTCAGGGCGAGATCGAAACTTTACTAAAGAGCTGGAGTGCTGACTTTGGCCTAGGCACTATAAAAGCTGTGGGTGATCGCTGGAGAGAAGTTTTATCTACCCCAACTGCAGAGATAAGGCTAAATGAGACTGCTGTTGATATACAAGTTGCTAAACTTGTGGTTGCGCGCGATTATTTAGCTCTACGTAGACAACAAATGAAGGACCAACTAAGGATGCTGTACCATGGATCGTGAGACAGTAGCTAGATACACAGCATTCGTGGATGAGCTTCAGAAAGAGGCGGCCATAATTCCCGAAATCGGTAAAGCCGTGTCCAAGATACCCCTTATAGGACCACACGCTGTAAGTATGCTGAGGAAGGGTCTTAAAGATCGATTTGGTAGACAGCTCCTTGCCGGGGCGGCCCTTGGGGGTGGTACGGGGTACTTGGCCTCTGACGATGAACACAAGATAAGAAATACGCTCATAGGTGCGGGAGTCGGAGCCGGTGCAGCTGGTACTAGGATATTGGTTTCCCCTACTCTACGATCTGAGCTAGGTTCTCAGCTAAAACGCGGAGGTCAGAGGCTACGTTATCAATTCACCGGCCATGGTCTGGGGGAGACTCCGGCAGCACGGTTAGAAGAGGCCAAGCGCTTGAAGCTGATAGAGGAGGCTCCTAAGGCCCCAGATCTCTCAGGAACTATTAGTATGAAAGCCCGTACTAAATCAGAACAAGCACATCTTAAAGCTCTAGAACATCACAAGGGGGAGATTGAAGCATTGGAGCGTGGAGAGTATAGCGCTCCAGGTGTATTCCATTCTGCTCTCTCCCATCCAGGGCAGTTCTTCAAGAATCAGTGGAAGCGTAACGACAATTTGAGTAAGTTCTTTGCTGGGTACGGCACACTTGCTACTGGAAAGTCTCTTATCGAAAAGCCGGAAGAGGGCGGGCCTGGTCGATTTGAGAAGTCCCTTAATATCGGCGGTCAGACAGCCGGATGGTTGGCTTCTCCACGAGGATTCATGCCGGGGATGTTAGTGGCTCCTGTTGTTGGAAAGGTTGGTAAGACTGTGGGCCGAGGAATAGATACTGTTTTAGGAACACGTCGACCGGCCCCCACGCCCATTGAACCCCAGATTTCCACGACTGGAGGTATCTAGTGTCCGGTCTAGGTGAAGGGTTTGCCGATGGTGCTCTAAGATTTTCTCCGGTCCGTGGGAGGATGGGGACCAATTACAGTCTCCAGTACCCCTCCCCATTTTTTGATATTGCTCAGACCTATCTTCCGGCCACCGTCAAACAGATGTTCCGATGGTGCCGGTATTACTATTTGGTGAACCCACTGATCAATGCAGTGGTCTCCAAGATGGCTGAGTACCCGGTAACAGACGTACTCCTAGATTCTGAGGATGCTGGAACTAAAGAATTGTGGGCTCACATGCTCATGGAGCATCTCCGTTATCGCGCTTTCCAGGTTGAGATCGGTCTGGACTATTACGCTTATGGTAACGGACTTGTGTCTATCTACTTCCCATTCGTTAAGATGATTGAGTGTAGATCTTGTGGGTTTAAGAAACAGGCTAGAGATGCTGAGTATGCTTTCCGGAATTATGAGTTCATTTGGAACTGCCCGAAGTGCGGGCATCATGGACCAGCTAAGCCATTTGACCACTACGTAAAAGCCCCTAGAGGCATACGTCTTTTACGATGGAACCCAGAGGATATAGATGTCCGGTACAACGATCTCAATGGCCAGAATCAATACTATTATGAGATCCCAGTTCCGCTTAAAAGCGACATCACTATGGGGAAGAAGTCTGTCATCGAGACCGTGCCCCAGTTGTTCATTGAAGCATTAAGGCAAAAAAAAGCAGTTGTCTTCTCTAAAGATAACCTCTTCCATCTTAAGCGACCATCCTTAGCTGGTAAAGATCGGGGATGGGGGACACCGATGATCTTGCCGGTTCTTAAAGATACATTCTATCTCCAAGTCATGAGGAAGGCGCAAGAATGCGTCTCTCTTTCTAGTTTACTCGAAACGTCAACAGGGCTTCATTTTGCAGATGATGTAAGTGTGGGAGACGTAGTTCGTACCCACACTGGGAACTGGAAGACGGTAGAAAAGAAGTGGTATCGAGATGCTAGAGAAGAAGAAATTGGTCGTAAAATCACGATTACGGGGCTTAGATCCTTTCCCACTACCTATTCTCCGCAACACCCAGTGTTTACTCTACGTCGTACAGACGAAAATAGGCGCTCAGATACTAAGGATGTGCAGAGATCTTCTGTAATACTTCGGAACCCGCACCTATATGAGGAAGTACTGTGCCCAGCAGAACAGCTACAGGTTGGACAGTATGTTCTATACCCGCGCTATCTTCCTTGTAGAGAAAGTACAATAGATGTAGCAGAGCGTACTGGTCTGGTCTCTACAAATGACTGGGTCTACAGCGGTTGCGGTGAAGGTACTGCCACAGCATTTGAATCATTAGAGCGGGGAGAACACGTTGCTCATGACAATGCGGGACGGGCAGCAAAACGGAATATAAAGGAAGACAGGACCCCAAAACGCTTCCCATCAAAAATAAACATGACACCAGAAATAGCATACATTTTAGGCTGGTATGCAGGAGATGGCTCATGTGGATCAAGACATGTTTGTTTTTCTTTGGGTAAAAAAGACAATCCAACACCATTAATGCAAGCAATCCGATTAGTGTTTGATGTTGAACCTACCATAGAACTCGGCGCATCTGTTGATACGGTTGTACTGTCCGATGTCATAGCGCGCAAACTTATAAAAGGCTTGATACCAGGGACAGCTCGTTTTAAGAAAGCCCCACTGGAGGTTCTTAATGGTACTGATCAAATAAAATTGTCTTACCTAAAAGGTCTCTGGGAGGCTGATGGCTGTGGGAAGCAAGGTCAATTACGTGGTATGCTAGTCACTACTAGTATAGATCAAGCCTATGATGCGTATCGAATCCTCCTTCATTTGGGTTGTATTGCAACAATAGGAAAGCGCAGGCCTCGTACTGGACATATTAATGGGCAGATAATTCGTAGTGGGCGGTCCTACAGTGTCGCTGTGTGCAACGCATCATTTGATAGACTTAGAGCATTGTGGGAGTGTGGAAGTGGCCCTGAAGTAATATCTGGCAAGAGTGGGTTCTTTTGGAAAGAGTACTTTGCCACAAGAGTCTGTGCTATAGAGGAAGTAGAAGAACAACAATACATTGACTTCAAAGTTGAAGGGGACAGCACATTCTGTACTCCAGGTACCGCCACAAAAAACAGCATTCTGCTTGAGCACATCGTCCCACTTCGGATCATGTTCCCACAAGCCGGATCAAATACCTCGGACCCATATACCTCAACTAACCTCCTAGAATGGCGAGATAAAGTCTCTCTTGAAATTAGAAAATGGAGAGTCGATCAAAATTATATCCCGATCATGCCACTACCTATAGGAACACAGACTATAGGTGGTGATGGTCGAGCTCTCCTTTTGACCCAAGAAATGAGAGTGTGGTCTGAGCAAATCGTAGCCGGTATGGGAATTCCAAATGAGCTCATCTTTGGAGGGATGTCCTATAGCGGGAGTAATGTCTCTCTGCGTATGTTAGAGAACATGTTCCTGGGGTACCTACAAGATCATCTCGCCTTACTGAAGTGGGTCATTCGTAGTGTGGCCGACTATCTAAACTGGCCTATGGTCGGTGCCCGGTTCAAGCCATTCAAGATGGCTGACGACTTACAGCGCAAGGCGTATCTATTCCAATTGAACCAAGCCGGGAAACTGTCTGATGAGTCCTTGCTTGCTGATGCCGATTTTGAATCATCTCGTGAGGACAAACACATCAGACGAGAGACAGACCGCCGTGCTGATGCAAATAGGAAGATGGCGGTTGCACAAGCTGAGGTCCAGGGCGAGGCCCAGATGATACAGATGCGGTGGCAGATGAAGGCGCAGACAGAACAGATGAAGATGCAGACGGCCCTTCAACTATCTGCCGCCCAACAACAGGCGGCTACCCAAGTCGGAGCACAGAACTACATGATGCAGGCTCAGTCAGCAATGCAACAAGGACAACCACCCCCAACTCCTCCTCCGGAGCTTACACCACAGCCTCAGGAGCCGCTTCAGTTACCGCACGATGTACAGTCACCAT